TATTGCCATTGCAATAGATTTTCCTGTTGATGCTTTTGTATTCAATTGTGTCTGAATTGCGCTGGAAACTCCGTCAAGATAACCAATCTCTGTATCAGATACGTTTGCAACGACTGCTTGTTTGTTATTCAATTGTGTCTGAATAGCCGAAGAAACGCCATCAAGATAACCAATTTCTGTATCCGACACGTTTGCAACAACTGCTTGTTTGTTGTTGAGTTGCGTTTGAATTGCGCTCGTTACTCCGTCAAGATAACCAATTTCTGTATCTGACACATTCGCTACCACTGCTTGATAAACCGTTGGTGTAGCCCACGCAAGACCTGTTGCGGTACTAGAGTTTGCCGTGAGAACAGTTCCGTTTGAACCAACAGCCAATCTTGAAATAGTGTTATCTGCAGTGCCAACAACAACATCACCTTTTGCATCATATGTATTCAAAACAGCATTTAATGGAGCAACACCAACTTCAATCCAATTTGTTCCATAATAAATATATGTACCACCAGTATCTGAATCAAACCAAATTTGTCCAGCAATTGGACTTGTCGGAGCAGAAGATTGAACTTGAGCAACCATTGCGCTTGCACCCAACTCAATCCATTGTGAATCATAGTAAGTAAAGGATTGTGCAGTATCTGAATCAAACCACATATTTCCTTCTGCAGGAGATGCTGGAGGTGAAGAACTTACAGTTACCGAAGTGATTCCTGCACCGGCACCAACTTCAATCCATTGAGAATCGTAATAAACAAATGTTTTACCAGTATCTTCATCAAACCATAGTTGCCCAATTGAGGCAGAACCAGGAGGGTTTGCTGAGACAGTAGCCCCGCTTACAACTGCTACATCAACTAATGTTTGGCCGGTAAGATTAGGCATACTCAACACCGCTAATTATGAATGTTACGGCATTGGCTGTTACTTGATCAACATGCAATTTGCTATTTGCGGGGATGACTACTGATGTGTTATAGAAAACAACATTGTTTGACAATACACTAACATTGCTTATAATTTTATTATTAGCTGCCGGAGTAGCGGCACCTACGAGAATGTGGATACTACATACAGCATTAGAGCTAGTTGTATTGCAAAGATTAATATTCTTAATAATTGAATAATTGCCAACAGTATTTGCTGTAGTATACGCATTAGTCCCAGTAGAGCTGGTCCCTATGTAAAAACTTTTTGGTGTTAAATTAGCCATTTAACCCCCCATCCACATTAAAACTTCGTTATCATAAGTAGTTGTGTTCATATCCTGGAGTGTGAGCGCGTCTAGAACATGATCAACTGAAGCCCCTGAATTATGAGCTTGAGCAGTAGTGCCATCGTAGCCTCTTTGTGCAACTGTAAATGTGTTTGAAGACCTTGATGAAATAAGAACTTTTTCTTCGGAGTTATTTGAGCGATCAAGAACAATCACGAAAGGGTTACTACCCGATGGGTAAGTTGAGCCATCTACCACGCCGAAAGAAACTGCTGAATTAGACAGCGATGCAGATAATGTAGTTTGTAATACAGCTCCGTTAAATTCTCTTCGCAACATGGTTTCTCCTTAATCAATGCTGATATCAAGATCGCCAGCAGCAATTCTTAAAGTGTCTCCAGCATCTGTAGTTTTATTCGTTGTTAGTGTTCCGTACATCAACATTGTTCCAGCAGTAACTGCGGTGTGCACTGCTATAGCGACAGTTGTTGCTGCAGGCATTCCTGTAAAATCAATATCTGTTGTATTTGATGTTGCGCCAGCAGAAGCTGCAGAAAAAGTAACAGCTTTGCGGATATAAGAACCACCAGTAACTTCGGTACCGCTGGTACTATCAGTTGGGGCTACTGTGTAAAGGCCTACAAAAATGGTGCTATCAAAAGCATAGTTTGTAACTCCCAGGAAATGATCAAGTATTAAATTTTCAGCAGCATTTGTTAAATTATTAGCCATCTATTTTTACCCCGCTATAGTATTATAATACAATTCCTTTTCTTCGTCAGTAGCCAATCTAAAATTTTCTAATCTTAATAACAAATTGGCTTCCAAGTAAGGTAGTTCATGCATTTTGTGTTCATTATCAAATTTTAAACCATTTGTCGTAATATAGCCAGAACCCGATTGTAAATAAATAACAATATTTCCAAGTGGATCACTTTGAGATACATCAATACTTTCTTTCTCTTTAACAACCTTCTTGACAGGTGTTTTTTTTGGCGCAGATACATCTGCTGATTTAATTGTGTTTTCGTTATTTGTCATACTTAACATCCTATCATGTATTTGCGTTAAAATCAATTACAATCTAAAAGCGGAGCGCCTAAACGCCCCGCTTTTAAACTAAGTTAATTATTAATTAGAGTGTGCGAAGTTTTACGTTCTTTGCAATTACGTATGAATCAAGATTCTCTACGTTAGCTGCAATTCGCATAAACTGTGTGTACTCAATTGCATCAGTCTTTGGCTTGAATTGACGATAGAGCGTAATATCTCGGTGGATACCAACAACTTTGTTATTAGGGAATGTCAATTCAACATAACCATGACTGCCTGATGTTGGTGAGTAATCACCAGCAACTGTTTCTGGCATCAAAGGGACTTCAACCAAAGGAATGCCGTATGGCGACAATCCTGTTGCTCCAAGTCCACCATTTGACCGAATTGCACCATTAAAGAATGCTTGCTCACCAAAAGTTGAAGCTGGGGCTGGCGCTCCTGCTGTTGCTCCTGTTGCCGAGTTTGGATTCTGAAGGCTGAAAGCTACGTCTTGTACGACTGCAGAACCAGTAAAGAATCTTAGTTCGTTACGGCGTTGCAAGTACTTGTTTGGCATGTTGCGAAGAACTCTGTCAAATGTTGCACGAGAAACATTGTTTCCACCTTCATCAACAGTTGTTCCGCCAGCCAAAGCTTTCTTGGTGAAACCATCAAGTGCCTTAAGAAGGCCGTTGTTTGACGAAGTGTTTCCGTTGATTAGCAAATCATCCAAATCGTTAGCTGTTTGACGAGCCATAATTTGAGCGAGGTGATCTTCAAGCGAAGCTCCTTCAATGTTGTCTTCCAACGACTCAGTTGACATTGACCAATCAAGACGAAGCTTAACGCTTGTAAGAGTAACTTTTGTAAATGTTACTGCTGCGTTTGTGCCATCATCTGTAATTTCAGTTGCCTTTGCCATAATACGAGTACCAACAGACACCTTGTCAATGTCCATTGATGGAGTACGCATGCGTACAACTCTTGAGTTTTGCATAAGGACAGATTGATCAACTACGAAATCAATAAACCTGTTTGATTGCGCTGGCGCAAGCAAACCATGTGAAGAAGTAATGCTGGTGCCTGCGCCCCCAGATGTTACTTCGTTAGCTTTTGCTAAAATTTCTTCTTGTGTTGCCATAGTAAATTTCCTCCTTACCTTATGACTTATAACCCAAAGACTCAATAAGTCCTTGGTCTAAATAAACGTTTTTCCAAAATGACTCAGGCTTAGCTTGCGATTTTGCAATCTTATCGCTATCCTCATCACTTTCAAGATCTACACTTTTCTTCATAGCTCCGGCATGAGCAATTTGCTCAACCTTTGCTGTTTGCTCTTCAAGAGCAACTTCAGTTGCAGCTAGCTTTGCAGCCAACTCTTCTTTCTGAATCTCAACACTTTTGGCAACTTCCTCAATCTTAGCCGAAACGCTTGCATCTACTTCCTCTTTGAAAGATTTTGCAAAATCAGTTAGCTTTTGATCAATTACTGTACCAAGTGCTTCTTTAAGAACTTCAATATCCATTTCTGGTTCCTCCACTTGCTCAACACTAACTTCCTCTTCAATTAAAGTTTCAGTTTCGTGATCGGACTTTTCTAGCCCTAGGTTTTCTTCGGAATTATCCACAACCCAATTAATAAATTTCTTGATTAAAGATAGCTTATTATCTGTCAATGTTTTTTCCATATTTATAACCTTATCATAGTTTACATCATTATGCAATCCCTTATCCACATTACTTTCCCAATTACATGGTTTTTCTACTTTCACAACACCTCCAGCATTTTCTATATTAGTTTCATCACCATCCTCAACAAGCAATGGGATTTCAACACCAGATACTTTTAATGATGAAGTTAATTGCCAGTCCCATGTTTGATGCATATCAATTCTTTCTGCAATAAAGTTAGCAACACCTTGTTCGTTTTCTGCGTTTGCAACATTAAATGCATTTTTAAGCATTATAATCAAACCATAATTTTTCATATATAAATCAATAGCTAATGCTCTGGAGTCAGAAGTTGCTGAGTCATCTTCAATGCTAGCCATACCATTTGCTTCATCTAGCGATGGGGGGAATGCTCCCAGTTTTCTAATAAGTTCAGCCATTGGGTCAATTGATCCATAAACATCTTCATAAATGTTTGCAAACAATTCGTGGTATTCTATAAAGTCTACACCCTCAACATTCCAATGCGCTCTATGTGCCGATGCATAAAATACAACAACATTTGCCATCAAATTTTGAAGTGTTGAAACAAGATTTGTTGCTTTAATAATTAACTCTTGATCTTGCATTAGTTCTGAAATGGCATCCAGCAAATTTTTGTCAAAATTATTTTCTGAAACATTTTTTTTAGTATTTGCATATCTCTCCAATAACCTTCTTCCTTTCGCTGCCAATGCAGCAGCATCTTCCGCATTTTGCGGAACGGGTTCACCCCAAGCTCTTGCTGATAAAGCAAGCCTTGTTGGTCTACCTTTGGAATCTTTCATAGGGCCAGAAGGGTTTGTAAAAAACCTTGTTAAAAACGACCCCTTACGGCGCATTTTTTCAGGAGTGTTCGCTGGCCCTTTAACACCTGGCTTTAAGTTAGCACCTTCTGTTTGTTTAAAATGAGCCCTACCAGCAGCAGTAAGTCCACCTCTAGGATCTTTGAGCCGAGGCTTATCTGCTTTCTCAAAATCTGGGTCAAGGATATAATCAAGATTACCTTCAATGTTTCTCTTTACGAGATCAATTGTGGCAAGAGCGTTAGCTGGGTTGTCAACCAGACTGAGTTCGCCAAGTTCATATTCTTTAATAATATTAATCGGTCTTCCGTTATGCATTTTCCCTGCAAGGAGTTCCTTTTTCATAATCCTTCCACCAATAGAAAAAGCACGAAGAGTGCCATCAAGGACTTTCTGCCATGTTGCCTCAGCCCCTTTTGAAATATAAGCTTCTACTTCAATAGCATTATACTCTTTACCTTCAGAATCACGCATCTTAATTGGTTTATAACTAATTGCTTTGCCAACAGCAATAGGGGCATGCATCTCCCTGATGTTGCCTTGCCAGTTTTTAAAAGCAATTTCCGAAGCCGCAAACTCAACAACATCGTTTGATTTATCAACATTGTCTGCTGTAGCAATGCCCGAAATAAGGCGTTGCTCCTTCTTAATCATATCAATTGGAAAAGAAAAATTAAAATCGTTCATATGTAGTATTTTACAGTATATTGCATTATTTCAATACAAGCAAATTATGCAAGCGCATAAACTGCCAAAGTGACACCTGCGGTTTCAATTTGAAAACTTGCGTAATCACCTTCAACTTCCACATAACCACCACCGCTATCTTTTGCGGGGATAATGACTTTATGTGGTCCACCATTTAATTTTACAGTTGCATTAGTTGTAGCATGAGTGTTGTAAAAATAAATACCAGATGTACGTGTATTTAAAGAAACAACTCCCGATGTTCCGCTAGTGCTTGTAGCGGCTGTATTTGAAAAAACAATTCCTGATTCGTAACTCATTGAGAACCTCCTGTGGTATCTTGTACTTGACCTCTCTCCGCCTGATCGCCAGAAGCTCGTGGGTCCGAAGAACCTTGCGGTGTATCGGAACGAGCGTTTCGGGGCTGGGCTGAGATATTATTGGAATTTCCAACCGGAGCACCAGGCCCAGGCTGATCTTTCTTAATCTTTGTTGGGAACGGCAAAACTACATCTCCGTCAGACCTTTCCGGCAGACCGAGGGTAGAGCGAACTTCGTTTGGTGACAAAATTTCCGTTCTTAAATATCTATCATTAATTTTAGATTGAATATCTTCATCAATCAAATCAATTCTCTTAAACCTGAACTCAAGCAAGTCAGTAAATTCAGCAATAATTCTATTTAATCTTTTTTCTATAATAGCTTGATCTGGCCCAATAACTTGAGTTTTAAAAGTCTTATCCGCATCACGAGATACAGCAAGGTTGGCATTATCATAAACACCAACTTTTGGTGCGGGGACTCTGTTGGCTACTAAGATTTCATCCCTGTTGCCTTTGCGATATTTGTCAAAAGAAGAGTCCTGTACTCCCGCTTCTAGTTTTTCAAATCTAATATCACTATCTGACCCGATAGAAGAAGGAATTGGAATAACTAAGGTTCCGTGATTGCGACCTTTAACTTCTTTTCTAAAATAATTAATTAACTCCTGTTTTGATTTATTGCTAAGCTTTGCACCTTTAAGAATAATTGCATAACGAGGAATTGCTTTGTTTTCAAAATAATCAATGTTGTACTCTTTAGCAAACTTGTCCCCAACAATTGCGGAAGCGGCTGACACTGCGGATGGAATACCGTAGTATGTATTTTTTGGTGAATAAGTTTTAAAGTGAATTATCTCGTTTGGAATTGGGTCATTATTGATTGGGTCAGGAGTTTCCTTATCCCCATAGTTTCTAAAATAAACCGCTGTTATTTTGTTGCTGTTTGCAATCTGAACATAACCATCTCTTTTTCTTCTAACCCGAACAAGAGTTCCTGGGATGTGCCCAATGTAACCAATCCCGCCAGAATTGTTACGGCCAATTTCCATATAACCGTTCCCGATAGTTAGAACATCTTGCCAAATCTTGATCATTGTTTCAAGGAAAGTCTCTTCAATATTTATATTTTCAAAGATTTCTTCCAACTTTTCTTTTTCATCTTGAAAAGTTTTTCTAAGCCTGTACATTTTTTCGTTATCATCAGATGCTTTTTCAATTTTTCTTTTAGCTTTCATATTTTCTACAAACTCAAAACCTAAACCAACAGTGTTCATAACCCTTGCAGCAATAGAAGCATTGTGAATAGCGCTAGAGTCATAGAGCCCGGCTAATATATCCAAATCATATGGCGGAGTTACAACATCGTAAAGGGTATAACCGTTTAGAATTAATGGGTCAATCCATTTAGACTTTGTGCCATCTTCGCCTTCAAATTTTTTTGAAAGTTTATTAATTTTTCTTTTCATTCTTAATGAAAGGTTGTCAAAACTAACTTTAGTAAAAGGGTCGTCTATAACTATCTCAGAATCCTGGGGGTAATAAGACAGGTCATCAATTTCATTAGTAGTTATTTCGTCTTCAACAAAATACGTTTTCTTTTCCATATTACCTCTTTTTTAAGTTATCAAAATCGTCTTCAAATGGATCTGGAATTAAACCATCATTCATTCTTGCTATTTGATCTTCCCTTTCAGATTGACTAACTTTCCTTGCGCCATGAATCCAAGCAACATAACCTTCATCGCTGCCAGACCAATATTTACCAGCCGCAGCAACTCTAGTCTCAATGCTCAAGTCATCAACAAAACCTTCGGCAGATAAAGCATTGCCATCAGCATCCATTAAAGCTTTACCGTTTGGTAAAACCCAAATGCAAACACCCCAAGTTCGTGGTGGTACCCATATTTTTTTGTTTTTGATAATGTCAAGTTCCATTTAAATACAATTATACACGATTTTTGTTAAATGGTGTACGCTTTTATCTCAAAATGAATATTTTTGGTTACTAACGAATCGGGCAAGCCCCAGTTGAGCAGTCATCAAGTTCCAACATTGCACCGGATGGCATCTGTTGTATCTCAACAGAAAAATCTAGTTTTGACAATATCTTGGCATACTCATCTTTAGTTATTTCCTCATACGGGGGTAATAGGAAATTGTGGTCCACATGTAGCAAGAACGATACAGACTTAATTCCGTTATTGTAATTCTTACTTAACCATTGCTTTATGTCAGACAATTCTTCTTTCTTGTAATAAACAGTTACCGAAACAGCATTGTCTGCCCAGACTGTTTGCATTTTCTTAACCCACTCAAGTTGATCAATTGCTGTCATATTTTTTGCTAGAATAGAATTCTCGGGCGATTCACAAGGGAATTCAACAACGTACTTTGTATGGTCTTCTCTACCGTCAATACCAACATCCCACACAACCTTGTAACCTCGTTTTCTGCACAAAGCAACCAGAGGGTCAACTGAGCTAAAACGAACTCTACGAATATAGTACTGCGCAAAAGCTGGGTGAATGCCTGGCGTAACACCAGCAAGAAGCGACAGAGTTCCTGATGGCTGAACTGTTGTTAATCTAATTGAATTATTCCAACCTTTTTCTTTACTATATTTTTTATCATATTCTTTAATATAAGAATAAACTTCAGAAAGCCAATTAATTTTTTCTTCAGAACACTGTAGTATTCCAGTAATTGATTGACCAAGCCTAGCGTTCTTGTGAACAATTGTATTTGTTTTTTCGTAAGGGTAAGAAAGTCTAGTTACTTGTTTTTGAATCATATAAAGAAGTTTTGAAATTTCTTTAAACTGTTCTATTGATTCAACATTTGGTAAAAATATTGTTGCCAAATTGCAAGACTCTCCATCTGCAAGAGCAATCTCTGCGCATGGGTTAAAGCCATCTATTGATGGGTCTGGAGATTTCTCCCCTAATCTTCCATAAGATCTAGCTAGCTTTCTGTTGATTAGACCATATGGCTCTCCCGAACCATCATAGCCTTTCCACAACTCTGGCATAATTTCATCGTAGGAATCAGCATAAATTGAATTATTGCTATTTGCTCTCCAGCCAGGAACATCGCCGGACGACCAATTTTTTGCTCTTAAAAACAAAATATCATCAGGATCACCAATTGCAATTTGTGCAGAACGGCGAGAAGAACCTGAGACAACAACCCTGCCGATAATATTGCAGATATCTAATACATCAATAGAACGAAGTTTCTTTCCTGTTCTTTCGTTGAATATAGAACAAATATCATTAATCCCGTCAACCAAAGCCCCAGGGCCAGAAGCTGTTCCCCCAAACGTTTTCACTGGTGCTCCAAACTCACGAACTAAAATAGTTGAGTATGTGAAAGATTTGCCCGTAACAAAATAAGACTCCAAGACTTTATGGAGCAATTCCCTCCAGCCTTGCCTTGAGTCTGGAATAATAAAATCAGCATCCGATGTTCTTTCTGATTTAACATAATCAACTTGTTTTATTTTTGGTAAATCGTGAATTTTTGATCTTTCTACTGAATAACCAACTCCACCACCAAGCATTAAGTAATCAAACAACAATTCAAAATCTTCAATTTTTTCAATGTTTGTAAAAAAACAATTGTTCAAAGATGTACCAGAAAACTGCTGGACAAGAGGAGTTCCTAGTTGCCACAAAGATCTGCCAGCAACAATGCACCTCAAATTAAACATATGGTCAAATAAAGCCTCAGCCTCTTCTTGTGTGAACTCAACTCCTATTTCAATAGAACCATTGATAACCCGAGCTAAAGTTTCAACCCACGTTTCGTTACGATCTTCGCCTACAATTTTGCGACTATATGTGCGCATGTAAACAACTTCGCCAAGGCCTCCAAAACCCCAAGGGGCTTGTTTTTTTTGGTATGACGATAAAAATTCATTTGATAAAATAGACAATAGATCCTCCAATAAATGTGAATAATAAGTTTAGCAGTATAGCGATATATTAAGACTTAATGTTACTTAGGACTTAATGATAGAATTTTCAAAAAATTCAATACGCGCAATTACTTTATCAGCAACGGCGCTCCAAGATTGTTCTTTGTGAATTATTTTTGCCGATTTAATCGTATATTTTTTGAAATCATCATAATGGTCAACAACATTTTCCATTAGATTAATAAGCACATCTAAATCTGGGTAGGCCCATTGCCCCGTGTCTTCCCCATAAAAATTACTGTTCCATGATGCATCGCCGTAAGAAGCTTCCAAAGGTACTGAATAGTGAGCAAAATCTTTGCAGCCTGTTTCGTTTGTCACGATTGTAGGCATACCTGTTGCGATAGTTTCAAACGGAATCATTCCAAAACCTTCTCCCATTGTTGGGTAAACCATGCAATGACATTTATGATATAAAGCAACTAAGTCTTCAGTAGACAAGTCGTAACCTATTCCAATAATCTGAGGATGTTGTGTAGCTGGCACAAGTTTCCCATTCATATAAACTTCAGCGTAACAAAAATTGTTATACTTCAAAACTAATTTAAAATCGTTATTACCTTCGTACAATTCCAAAAAGGCATCTACAGCCATTTGTGCATTCTTCCTTTTGCTATCTCCGCCAACATGAAGGAAATTAAAAGTTTCAGTAATTTCTCTATCAATTATCTTGAAGCTGGGATTTATGCCGTGAGGAATAACGTGAATGTTTGTATGCACATTGTTGGCTAAATAAACTTCTTTAACAAAATTAGAAGTAGCCCAAATTTCATCTTGAGTTTGCATATTGAATAACCAACCATTTGGTATCTTTGTAGATTCCCATGGCGTGTAGCCGACTTTGTAATAGTTGCTGGATTGATAATAATAAGGCTGGCAAAAATTAATGTGGTAAGGAATATCATTTTTATTGTAAAAAACTGCAATTTCTTTTTCCCGAAGAGCAGCTATTAATTGAAGAGCAGCAATACTGTAACCTTGAGAATACCAATTAAGACCGCTTATGTCTGTAGCACTGGGAGTAAACCAACTAATTTTTTTCATTTGTAGTTAATCTTTCTTTTGTTTTTTTTGTTTCTTATTCTGTACAGGGGTTGTTGGCTCATTCATGTCTAAACATTTTACACCATTTGCAATTAATATATTTGCTTGGTCTTCAGAAATTTCTGAAGTAACTGGAATATTACTAAACATGCATTTTGTTGCGGCTAAATAAAAATCACTAACTTTAGTGATTGTAATCCAAGACGGATCAACAATTGCCGCTCCGCTATAATCATCAGATTCTATAATCGCTATGACTTTCATAAAATAAGTATATCACCGATTTTACTTGTTAACGGATAATACTTAGCATACTTAGCATACTTAGTATTTGATGATTAATTGGTTTTTTGGCGTGCTGTCGCACGCCAGTATACTAGTATGCTAGAGCAAATTTCAAGTCTTAATTAAAATTTTTTAAAATTTGATTTTCATCCTGGGGTGTGCAAGAATGTACAACATGAGAAACTTATTAATTTTTACCGGATATCACTTGTTTATGGCTTTACTGCTTAAATACAGTATTCAAAGTGGTTTTGATCACAACATAGGAATTGCTTCTAGTCTAGGGATATCGTTATATTTTAACTTTATTGTTTTGTTGTTAAAAAATGCTAACAAACAATAACTACAGCTTTTTAAAAAATAAAAAAGTTCTTTTACTAAGTGATACTGGAAACCCTTACAAGTACTTAACAAATTTCATTCCAGAATTGAGCGAATCAAAAATATTTATATATGTCTCACCAGCATCAACATCTAAGTTTATTAGATTGTTTGTCAAACAAAGTCTTAACAAAAAAGTAAAAATTATTGAAGATAAAAATTTTTCTATGTTTTATAATAATGAAATTAAAGATTATCACGTATGTATTTTTTTTGGTAAAAATAAAACTAAAGAGACTAATATGCTTAAGAGGCTTACAAGAGATATGCTATTATTGTATAATAATATTATAGTTATTACGGAAAGTGGGGTGGATTACGATGAGGATTATAGCGTTTGATGGAGATAGCGAGCTGGAAGATATTGCTAGTATGGCAATTGTAATAAAGGCTGTCCCGTTTGAGAATGCCTTTGTTCCGGCTTTTTTTATTCAAAGCCCCGATGACGATCATGATATGAGCCTGGATGAATTAAGTGCACTAATGGATGGCATTGAAATTGCGCAAAAATCAATTGACAGTATTATTGCTTTTATTTTAAAACAAAGCTATAAAGAAAGTGACAATAAATATAAAAATTATGAAATAGGTCCTGAAGAAGATGATTTATAACTATTATGATTTGATTAATCAAGGCCATATTCTTGGTGGTTTGATTGAGGATTTCTATTACCCCGAAAAAATTTGCCCGTATTGCTTCAAACCTCTTGTTCCAGTTCAAGCAATTCATTGGGTTGGAGATAAATTTCAATACAAAGCTTTATATTTTTGTTCTAGTGGCGAGTGCCCTGTTTATGATGAAGGTGCAAAAAAAGCTTACGCAAGAATATACTATTCTTCAGAGCAAGCTTATGTTGAATTTTGTGATGTTCAGATGCCTGTACAAAGGTGGGAACAGGCTGATGTTGTTAGCATATATCGTTAATATGTGATATTCTATTTTACTATGCAAAAACAAAATACAGCCGTTATTAAAGTTATCGGCGTTGGTGGCGGCGGAGTAAATGCATTAAACAGAATGATAGAGTCTGGCTTGACTGGGGTTGAATTTATTGCAATCAATACCGATGCTCAGCAATTGCTTTCAAGCAATGCTAATATCAAAATTGATATTGGCCGTGAATTAACTCGTGGATTAGGGGCTGGCGCAGATCCAGACATTGGTTACGAAGCAGCTCAGCAAAGCAGAGATGAAATTAAAGAAGCTATTGCTGGCGCTGACATGGTATTCATTACAGCTGGCGAAGGCGGAGGAACGGGCACTGGTGCTGCTCCAGTTGTTGCTGAAATATGCAAAGATGAAGGAGCATTAACGGTTGCAATTGTTACCCAGCCATTTTCTTTTGAAGGGTACCGAAGAATAAAGCAAGCAAAAGAAGGCATTATTGCCCTTAGGGAAAAAGTTGACACAATTGTTATTATCCCCAATGATAAGCTTTCATCTGTTCTTGAAGAAAATATTTCTATAATTGATGCTTTCAAAAAAGCAGACACGATGCTCCTTGATGGTGTTTCTGGGATTACTGATTTAATTACCAACACAGGAATTATTAATACAGACTTTGCAGACATAAGATCGGTTTTACTAAAAGCAGGAACTGCTCTAATTTCAACAGGAATATCTTCTGGTGAAAATCGTGCAGTCAACGCCGCCAATCTGGCAATAAATTCACCATTGCTGGATGTATCAATCAAAGGCGCAAAAAGTATTGTAGTGAATATTACTGGACCAGCAAATACTAGTTTATCTGAAGTCACAGCCGCAATGAACGTTGTTCATGGGATTGCTCACCAAGAATCAAACATAATTCATGGCTTGATTATAAATGAAAACGGTGTAGATGAAATAAAAATTACTATTATTGCTGCTGGGTTTGACGATGTACAACAAGATCAAAAATCTAACAACAACAATAATCAAAATGATTTTAGAGATTTGTTTAAGAAATAATTTAATTTATTGATCGTAAATCAAATATATAGTACAATTATAGATTATGCCGATTCAATCATGCTCAAGCGAAGGCAAACCAGGTTATCAGTGGGGAGAGCAAGGTTCTTGTTACACTTACACAGTTGGTGATGAATCATCAATTAAAGAGGCCAAAAAGAAAGCCCAAGTGCAAGGGATTGCCGCTCGCCTAAATGGTTATGAAGAAAAAGCCAACGAAGTCACTACTTCGTCCATGGGTTCTGGTTTAAAAAACCCTCAACAAGGTTACGGCCCAAAGAAGAAGAAGAAACCAGAAGATATTTTTAAAGATATTGAAAAAAGCTTGACTCAATGGTTTGAAGAAAAATGGGTAGATATCTCTAGACCTAAAAAAGGCGGGGGTTTTGAACCATGTGGTCGCGCTGATGCTAAAAGTGGGAAATACCCAAAATGCGTTCCAGCTGCTCAAGCCGCAAGAATGAGCTCAGCACAAATTAGTTCAGCAGTTAATAGAAAAAGAAGAGCTGAGTCATCTCAATCAAGAGATGATAAAAAACCAATCAATGTCCCCACTAAAGTAGAAAAAGCAAGTGTTAATGTTCCAACCAACCCAGGACTGTATGCTCGTGTGAAAGCGGAGGCTAAGGCTAAATTTGATGTATATCCTTCAGCGTATGCGAACGCTTGGCTTGTGCGTGAATACAAGAAAAGAGGGGGAGGCTACAGAACAGTTTCTAAATCAATTGAAGATTTAGAAAAAGTTGCTGAAGACTTGGCAGAAGAGGAAGCAATGCTTGCTGATGCATTAATTGCAATTGCCAGAATGCACGGAAAGTTTAACGAAGACGAAACTGGTATTTGGGCTGGATACGATAGCCCAGAAGAAAATGATGTTAAAGAAATTGGAGTAAAGTGCGCTAATTGTGTTCTTTACGAAGGCAATGGTGTTTGTAAAATTATTGCTCAAAAAGTGGAAGATGAAGGCAAGTGTCGTTTTGCGGTCATTCCTGATGGAGTGGTCCAGGTTGATTCCGAAATGGACGATGACGGAAACCAGTCAGTATTGAATTATTTAAAAAATAAGGTACTAGAATTTTTAATGTGATATGCTTAATAGCATATCTTTGATATAAGGAGAATTTATGAATTTTATTAATATCCCGGTTGATAATGCTAAAGAAATGATTCGGCAGCATTCATTCCTGAGAGATAAGAGCGACCAGATGTCAAAAGCCGCTTTTACCCAAATGAAAGAGTCCCTTGAGGCTGTTACTTACCATCAAAGCCAAATTGATATTTTGAGCAAAGCTGTCAAGGATGTAACTTTTATGTTAACTCAAACAAAAACAAGTCTTGGCGGAGGCACTCTTGCGCCAGCTCCATCAGCACCAACTGAGTCATCTTTGAACCCAGCACCAGAAACTAGTTTTGGGCCGGGCGATCCGAAGAGAGTTAAAAAAGACAGCTTGATTGAAATGCTTAAAGCATATGAAAGCGAGAATGGTGAATTTGATATCAACCCAGAGGTTATTGCTAGTTTTTTAATGGCTGAGTAATGGAGTCATCCATTATTGTAGCTATTATAGGTTTGGTTGGTGCGGTTATGGTTGCATTAATCCAAAAAAGCAGGAAAGAGAATAAGGAAGATCACAATACGGTAGCGCAACTTTTAGAAATAGTACATCACGATGTATCCAAAGTAGAAGATAAGCTAGATAGTGTAAAAGTAAAATTAGATAATCATATTTCTGATCACAAAACAGACAAAATTCAAAAAATTAAACAACAAGTTAAAAAATAATATTCTTTTAAAATTAGCCGACCTTGGCTTGTTTATTTCGCAAGATTAGACAGGAACGGGGTCGGCTATATTTTTTTTATAAAATAAACATATTTGGCGTTTTGCTGTGGTATAGTTATTTTAACAACAGAAAGAAGGATGCAATGGAGAATGATCAGGATACTAAAAATTCAGAAAGTGGTGATTTTATAATTGACTCTGTTAAGTTAGATATGATTTATAATAAATTAATGGCAACTATAAAAACTCCACTTGATTTTAATGCCGAAAGAACAGCTACTTCTGTTATTCACGGATACTACAAAGGATGGGGTCTTGCCAAGACTGCCAAGTATTACAGTTTAGAAGAAAAGCTAGCAACAGATTACTGGAAGCATTTTAATTTTAAAATAAAGGAAGGAGGGAAAATTATGAGCAGAACAAAAACCAAACAAAACAATATTGTAAATTATTTGCAAAAAAATGTAGGGCAAATTGTTACTCCGGCAAAAGTTTCAACTGATGTCAGTATTTCAATTCCTACTTTTTACAATTTTTACAACGCTAACAGACAATTTTTTAATAAAGTTAAGCGTGGGCAATTTCAAATTGTTAACCCAAACCAAGAAGTAAGTATTTAATTTATAAAAAGACAGACAGTTGTTTTCTAAGGAGGATTCATGTTTACTAAAACAATAATAAATAAAAACAATACATCTTGGGAAACAACTGTCTGCATCTTGAATGCCATTAGAGGTGTTCAATGAAAACTCCAATGCATAAGCATTTGTTGCTAAGAGGAATGATTCTTGACGCCCCAACTTCAGAACAAGTTGTGATTGACTGGCTAAGGGAGTTTGTTGATAAAATTGGGATGAAAGTCGTTCAGGGGCCATTTGCCTCAATGATCACAGAAGAGGGCAATCGCGGCCTTACTGCATCAGTAATGATTGAAACATCACATATTGCTTTTCATATTTGGGATGAAACAAACCCAGGTTTAATTCAATTTGATTTGTATACTTGCTCAGAGTTAAATTCACCGTATGTCTTTAAAGAGCTTGAAAAGTTTTTTAATTTTACAGAGTATCAATATATGATACTTGATAGGCAAACTGGGTTCAAAGTAATTGAAGGCTGCTTCTCAAGCTAATGGTTACGTCTAGGAGTGAAAAAAAACATATTGAGCCATGGATGTCTCGTTATGTTTATTCTTTAAAAAAAATGCTCCATCTTTCAGACTGGACAATTATCCTGAGCGAGGAGCCTTGCTCTCCTGATTGCCTTGCTGAGACTGACGTGGTTGGTGGTCAACATTTGGCCAGAATGTTTTTAAATAAGTCTTACACAAAAGATACGCCTCAGAATATCCGAGGAACCGTTATCCATGAGCTTTTACATTGTCATCTATCACCAATATCAGAATTGTCAGTAGAAATACTAAAACCTTTATCCGATGATCTTGGTGGTAGTCGGGTTATTAAATCTGCTATTAACGGTATTGAGTATGAGACAGAAAGAAGTATTGATGCAATATCTGAAGCAATAGCAATATATTTTCCATTACCAAACATGCCTAAAGTAAGGAAGAAGCGAGTTTATAATAAGAAACCAGTACCGGTTAAAAAAAGGAGACCAAATGTCAAGACAAGATAAAATAACTCATGCAATTTATTTTACTCTGCATATAATCACTATTAGCATTTTGTTGCTAAAATAGATCTATGTTAGAGCCAATATCTGCAGAGCTACAGGCTGAGGTAGAAAAACTTAAATTGCGAATCCCCGAAGCCTTTTCTAAAACAATTGATGTTGACGAAGGCTGGTATCAGATTGTTGTTGATTGCAGCAAAGAAATTGACACCATCTATCCACATTATAAAATTTTACAAATTAAACAAAAATTTGGTGGTCTTAGATTTTATTTAGATATTCATGGAGATTCTACAAATGAGCAGCGTAATCAGATATATGAAGTAATTCGTAAATACGAGAAGCTCGCTGAAAAGACATGCGAAGCAACTGGGCTACCAGGCGTTCCTATGAAATCACCTTATGGCTGGGTTAAAACTTTAAATCCAGAATATGCTGCTTCAACAGGACATTATTCTAAGTACGTAATCGCATAGCAATGATAGAAGTAATTGAAGATATAATTTCAATTCGTGAACAAATTGAATTATACACATATGTTCGGGACAGCAAATTTGCCTACAGGTTTTACAATACCCACATCTTTACTGAAGACGAAGATCCAAGATTTACTCATGCCCCGCAGCAATTGTCACATCAGCTATATAACTGCGAAGAGGAAAAGTCTTCAACGCATATTCAAATTCTTAGGCCAATCTTTGATGTGTTGAAAAATAAATTTGGGAGTATTGATTTATTACGGGCTAAAGTCAATTTGACATTCCCATATCCCCCAATGGTTAATTATGAACCTCAAATACCACATTTAGATATGCAATACGATAACGGGGAGCCTGTAGATCATAAAGTGCTTTTGTATTACATAAACGACTCAGATGGGCCAACTTACTTCTTTAATGAACTTTATGAAGTTGTAAACAGTATCCAGCCAAAACAGGGAGTGGGTGTAATCTTTGATGGCGATCAAATACACGCAGCTTCAAACCCTGTATTTAATCCTTTTAGATTTGCACTAAATATCAACTTTCAAGTATCAGTTCAATGATATAATGTTAACATGCCAGAATTAAATGCGTCAGTCCCCCCTGTTGAATGTTTTGTCCGTGGAAATTTTTTAAGGAATCAAGTTGATAGTCATGAGCTAAAATTCCCTTGTGTAATCTTTGGTGTTGCATCCATACCTGGCAGAGCCCCAGTATTTCATTTTTTGATGGAAGATGGCGGGGTTTGGTGGAGAGCTCCTATTAATGCTTTCTGTAGTTCAAAAGATTCCCCCGAGGTTGATTTACATGATCTGGTAATGTGGAACAGTTTTTCTTCACACATAACAGTTACCGTGTTTGAGCGTATGCGCGGAATGACGATGAAGTACATTGACCGTCATAAAAAAGAAACAAGCGGGAAGTATGTTTTTACTCTTGATTGGCACTCCCCGGATATAAATGTAATTGATGCAGGGTATTCGGTAAACCCAGGTCAACACAAATGCGGCCATGTAATTGAAAGAACAGATGGAAATTATGCTATTCAGCCAAACAATAGGGTTCGGTTGTGGGATCCCGCATATACAACCAAGAAGGGCGAGAACCTTATCAATAGATTAATTAATACAAAAATTTGGGGTGTTGAAGATGGGGATAAATGGATAACCTCAGACGATGACCGATACGATTATGATGTGGTGGCGCAAAATCAAGAAATTACTAACAGTGGCTTGACTGGTTTGACTGACTTGGGTGGCTTGGCTGATTTGCAAAAACCCAAAGATTATGACAAAGGCATTGAAGACCTTAAACGAGCTTACGAGAAGTATTCCCAAGATTAAATGATATAATGGACATATGCCTAACTATCAATATGTTTGTAAAAAATGTGATTATTGGTACAACGAAATTCGTTCAATAAACCAAGACCACGAATCAACCCCGTGCCCAACTTGCGGGGATGAATTAAAGCAAGCCTACAGTCCCCCCATGATCAGTCTCAAAGGACCAGGCTTTTACAAAAACACTCGCAACAAATAGTACAAAGCCCGCTACACGCTCATACAAGCCCCAGGATGATTTTAAAACCCCAAAACCTTGTATCGGGTGCATACCCATTTTAAAACGCACCACGCCACCTTATAATAAGCCTATAGGGACTTCTACGACTGGGAGATAACCCTTAACCCCGAAAAAATAGAAAAATATTTTTTTACCCAAGTCCATAGATAATTATTAACAATAAAAAGTAATAACATCTATACTTAGATCCGGCAGCGAATTTCGCTATCTTAGGACCGTTATAGGTAGAGATTGCATCTGAATAGACTTCAGATGCAATTTCTATTTATACCCCCAAATTTCCAAACCAAATAAAACCAAAAATTTAGTACGCATCCAATTATAGCTATACGCCATATTTTCACCACACACAAAACGTCTGTCTCTCATGGTCAATGCTGGTGTGCAAATATGCTTCAGCCATATTAAACTCCAGTGTATAGGGCAACGCTTAAATTCAAGAATTGAGCATACTTTCTAATCGTAATGCTATTCTATTTATATCAAGCGAAACCGAAGTAACTTGATAGGAAGGGGCTGAGTGTGTCTGACACGCTTGCGAATTTCCCTATCTACCTCAAGCAGGTCGTAAGCACTAGTTGCTTAGTCTGTGGGAAGGACACTTCAGCAAACGGAGATTATAATCCGTTTGCTGTAGGGTTCGCCAGAGTAGATGGCGATTCAGCCAACGGATACGAGATGTTTCATCTCGTATGCGTTGAGGGCTAGAGAAGCCCAAAGAAAGCCCCGAGCCGAAAGGCTCGGGGCTTTTCTTTTGCCTTTTGGGGGGAGGGCAAGGATGCTTAAGCATCTTGCATACACCCCCGTACACGATACGATCATTTTCCGGAATTGAGCATACTTACAAAGCAAAATACTATAGTAGTACTTGTAAGCCACAAAAGAAAGGAGCCAATATGGAAGTTGTTATTTACGACTTGCCAGCAGTAATCGCAGTAATCGGATTAAGTTGCGTTGCCTTTATCCTTGCGAAAGTGCTGTTGCGCAGGAATAGTTAGAGTTGAAAAAACCCTTCAAGCCTTCGGGTTTGAAGGGTTTTTTTTGTCCCTGATTTCGTGGGAGGGCAGGGATGCTTCAGCATTCTTGCGCACACCCATACACGGCGTATGACCATTCCAGAGAATTGAGCATACTTACAAGATGAGATGATATTGTATTTCTTGTGAGGTAACAACAAAGGAGAGTTTATGGAAGTAGATGAATGGATTCCCCCGTTACCTATGGGAATACAGTTAAAGAATAAGATAGATGAATTGGATAAAGTTCATTCGCAAATAGTGAAGGGTATTATCACAGTTCGTGAAGCGCTTAGTCAGCGAATACGAATAATGACTGAGTGCCAAGCGATACTTCAAAAGATGGTGCATTACGAACTAACAGGCGAAATAAAGTAAGACCACAACAACCACACCTCACAGTCCCCCAAGCCTTCGGGCTTGGGGGATTTTTTTGTGTCTGATTTCGTGGGTGGTCAAGGATGCTTCAGCATTCTTGTGCACACCCACACACGGCATACGGGCATTTACGAGAATTGAGCATACTTACTCGGCGTGATGCTATTGTATTTCTTGTCGGGGTAGCCTGAGGAGGCAACTATGACTAAGGTAATAGACACAACAGCAATGAATAACGAGACTCTAGGCAAACTCGTTGGTTTGTTAAATCAAGAAATTGCGCTTCAATCTGAAAAGATTGATTATCTTGCTAAGCATATAGGCAAACTTAATCAAGTCATTGAGTGTCTCGTAGAGATGACCAATGAAATGGAAGTGACGCTCTATGCGCCAGCAGGGCTAGCACCTAAGAAATAATTCACCTAGCAACGGATTACCAAACCCCGATATCCGATTGCGAAAGAAACCCCAAGCCTTCGGGCTTGGGGTTTTTTTTGTGCCTGGTTTCGCGGGAGGACAAGGATGCTTAAGCATCTTGTGCACACCCGCACACGACATATGGCCATTCACAAGAATTGAGCATACTTACTTCACACAATGATATTGTATTACTTGTAAGCCACAACCAAAGGAGAAATGATGAAAGAAATGGATGAGAGTTGGGATGCCGAAACTTCTCGCAAGATAAAACAAAAGCGAGACTTGGCGAGCAAGATGGAGTTGCAAAAAGCAATTGCAAAAAGGATGCATGATCTTAAAAGAAAAGAATTGTTCGGTGATGCAGCCGATGAGTGATAAAGGTTAGAATAAAAACCCCCAGTCCCCCAAGCCTTCGGGCTTGGGGGATTTCTTTTGTTATTTCACGGGTGGGCAAGATGCTTAAGCGATCTTGCGCACACCCGCACACGATACATCGGCATTCTCAGGAATTGAGCATACTTACAAGATGAAATGATATTGTATTTCTTGTAGAGCAATAACGCTCTACAGAACGGGGATTATAATGGTAGATAAAATTAAGGCTGATGAGCGAACTATTCAATCGCTCATAGAGATAATGTATCCCATACGGGATGCTGATGGAGATGGCAACATTGAGCGTTTCCACCATTTGCGTGAGTGTTTCATAGATGATGTCTATGATTACATTGACGGGATGACGAATCGCACTCAGTTGGCTGAGAGCCTATCAAAATGGCTGAGTGTTTATTACGGAACAATTTTGGTCGTTCTCAAAAATGTCCCGATTAAATAATAAAAGTTTCAACCCCTACGCATCCAGCGTGGGGGTAAAACTCCACCCCTTATGCTTCAGCTGGATGTTTGTTTTTAGTATATGCTCACATTCTCATACCCCGGCCAAAATACGGCTGGCGTGCGGGAAATGCTTCAGCGTTTTTTGTACGCCAGCGCAGGGTATGGCAATTCATTAGGTAAATTGAGCATACTTACTCGGCACAATGATATTGTTTTAGATATCAGCAAGGCGCTGATGATAGAAAAACACAATATGAGGTAATCAATGAAAATCAATCTAAGTGACATCCAATCACTCATTGTTGGTCGGGGGCGTAAGCCTTACGAAAATGCTGAGTTATTGGCAGACATACAGGCAATCAATCCTGCCGACCCTAACGATGGCATCATATGGGATGATGCTCAGGGCGACCCCGAGGATGAGGAATACGCCAATCACAAGGCGAAGTTTCGCAGTCGGGCTGAGGCAGTCGCAGACAAGGCAGGGCTTGACATCAGCACTGTTTGGCTCAGCGATGGTCGGTTGGTAATCCGATTGAAAACGAAAAAAACTAAAACTAAGTAATTAGTTTTAAATAATCCCAAGAATACAATTAGCCCCACGCTTAACGGCGTGGGGCTTTTTGCTGTCGTTCAATTTTTGCTAAAGCAAAATTGTACGACAGCCTGCATGGGTCCTTGATCCCTGTTTCTTTAGTACACATTCTCAACACACAAGCGGGACTGGTGTACGCAAAATGCTTCAGCATTTTTTGTACACCAGCACAGGCTTAGGCAATTCATTGGGTAAATTGAGCATACTTACTTAATAGAATGATATTGTTTATCTCGTTGGCAAAGTGCCAATGAGACACAACTAGAAAGAAGATAACTAATGAAGATTAACCTAAGCGACATTGAGTCGTTGATAGTTGGGCGTGGGCGTAAGCCTTATGAGAATGCCGAACTATTGGCAGATATCAAAGCCATTAACCCACTTGACCCGAATGACGGGATTATTTGGGAAGATGCTCAAGGGAATCCCGAAGATGAAGAATACCCAAACCACAAAGCGAAATTTCGCTCTCGTGCGGAAGCGGTAGCAGATAGCGCAAACCTTGCCATTTCAACGGTTTGGCTTCAAGACGGTAGGCTCGTAATCAAGTTGAAGACGGGCAAGAAAAAGAAATAAATTAACTATTTATTAGTTAAGTAAATTAGCCCCAAGCCCGAAAGGGTTTGGGGCTTTTTGCTGTCGTTCATTTTTTGCTGAAGCAAAAATGTACGACAGGCCTTGTGCTAAACATTACCTTACTTTTTTTAGTACAATTACTAATTATGATTGAAGATTTAGGCGGGTGCTCCAAAAAGAAATGTATTTGTTTTTGTACACCCGTCAAATTTTTTTATTATTAACGTTAACTTTAACACATATTATTAATCACATTATATAGTTTTAATTAAATTAATTAATTCTATTTAAATATAAGCTGGGTATATAGCCTAGTATAGGGCTCTCTAATTATGATGAATTACATAGATGTAACTAATGATCTATTCTCCCGGTTAATTAACAAAATAATCTGATCATCATTGGCCGCCTTATTATTTATAAAATCTGCTGGATAAAATATCGGGGTTTATAACGTATCTATAAGTTACCTAGATAGAGATAGATAGAATCATCTATACCCGAAATATTATAGTTTTATAGTTAATTTTCATCAAAAATATGATGATTAAGGGTCCCATATAACCTCTCAAATTATGAATGAATTTTTTCATTACTTTTTTGATGAAATATTGTGTTTTTTAATTGATTAATTAAACTTTTACTAAAAAAAAACAAAAAAATAGCCAAAAAATAAGCATTTTTTATGCCTATTTTCGAGCTATTTAGCGCGTTAAAGCGGTGATATACCGGTGATATATCAGTGATCATTAAAAAAAACAATTGTTTAATCTTATTCTTTTATTTTATTTTTAAGCACTCCACTATAATTATATATTCTATAAGAGATGTGGAGTGTTTAACTTACTAACTTGGCAATATTTTGGGTTATCCTTATGACTATATATTTTGGGTTATTCTTGGGTGTATTCTTATCTTATTGCAAACCACCAAGCATCTTCTATTGTTTCTTCTTTTGTTTCTGTGTAGGGTGTGTTTACTTCTTTGATCATCTTTTCTACTTGTTTGCGGCTTAGTTCCTGGAATAAAGCTTCTAATAGTTTGTCTGTAGCGTTATAGCAGTATCTATCTCTATAAGCATCTATTAATCTTTGAACCGGTTTTTTTTCATATTCTTCCATTGTTTTATCCTTTATCTATTGATTTGATAATATCTTTCAACTCTATTGCTTTAAGATATCTTTCAAGTAGCGCTGTATTATATAAATAATCTGAAGTAAGGCGATCTGCTTTCTTATTCAATATTTGAAGCATTAAGCTATTTTCATCATCTGATTGTATTAATGCCTCTATCTGACTCTCAGTTGATTCAATACTTAAATTTAAATTATAGATCGTATCTTTAATCTTCGCTATTTCCCCCATTAATTCCTCACTAGAATACAATTCATTTATTAGCATCATTATCCTTCCTTATAACCCAATGTTCCTCTATGTCTTTCTTTAAAGTCCAACCTTTTTCTTTAGTCCAGTAATATATGAACTCAGGCTCTTCCTTTACCCATTTGTATTTATTCATAAATAACCTCTGTTATTTCAAATAGATTCTCTACCGAAACATTAGATTCCTCTAATTCTTCTACTATATGGCCTAGAATATCTTCTACCCAAGTTAATGCTGATATATACCCTTCAAAATAAGATACATAGGTAGCATCATCTTTATAAGTTATTTCCTTTTCCCCGTCTTTTATACGATCTGATACTTCGTGTAAAAGATTCTTTATATTATCATTCATCACCGAACATTTCCTTTCTTTTTAAATCGTGCATCCTTATTTTAATTGCTTTCTGCAATTCTATCCTTTTCATTAAATCTTGCTTTTCCTTTATTCTACGAGATGTCTCCGCATCCCAACTTTCATTCATTTCTTTCATTGATCTTCTCCTTTTGTTAATTGTTTATCCTTATGATTATATATCTGATATATTAGGGATATATCAGTCGTCAGATTCACCCAAATACTCAGGCATTCCCATATCATTACACAAAGCAATTTTGTCATCAATTAACATTTGTAAAAGAGTAACAGCATATCTTGGACTGATTGAATTAAAATCAATGTTATAATAAGAATCATCCCAATCATCATCACCACCATCAAAAGTATGATCTTCTTCTAATTCTAATTCCGGGAATCTAGAATCTTCCATATATAACAAATATTTCCAAACAGACCTATGATCTCCATAATAAAGATTTTTACCTTCTTCTGCATTAAATCCTAAAAAATCGTTTGATGCTTCTTCAAAATAATCAGAAATATGCTTTGCCGATGTTACAGAATTTAACCCTAAAAAAGGATTTTTCCAATCATTTGCAACAGCAGTAGAAAAACCAGCAATACAACCTACTGAATCACAATTAAACAAATCAGTAGTTAATTCTTCTAAACTAAGTTGTTTTATTTCCCGACCCCAAGCACTATCATTTATTGGGTCAAAATCTGGATCTATAACTTTACCAACAAAAGTTGACATATTAAATCTTTTCTTCCCATCAACTTTAATAGCATCAATTACTTTTTGTATATTTTTCTTATTATACTTATTTGTAGTTCTTTCTTCAGAAATGCTATCTGGGATACTATTTGCGTTCATATCTTTGTCCTTTTTTTATGTGTTTAATGATTAATTGAATTGTTTCATTATTAATTGATATTAGATTATCCATAGTCATTTTCCAAGGGAAATCAGCATTCATTACATCTTGTAATTCAAGAATTGAATCAACGATTTCTTCCATTATGTCACGCTCTAAGCGATAATCAATTTTTCTCACTTTACCCATTACAATTCCTTACTGTTTGCCACAATAAAAAACCTAACATCATCTTCAACCATTTTGCCAAACAAAGCACCTGGCCCATTACCTTCTTCATCTTGAGATGGATAAATAATATTCCCATCATCTAAAAGAATACCTAAACAAGGATAAGGACTATTCTCCCAACCTTCTGCTTCAATATCTTCTTTACTTAAAGTAATAATATCTACTATTTTACGGCCTATAAGATTCATTCATCTTCTCCTTTATCTTGTGAATTTTCTTCTTCCCAATCGCAATATGAACAAATACCATCTTCATTATTCCAGCTATTACAAGTACATCTGTTATAAGGATTAGATGTTCTAATTTCATGCTTTAAATCTTCGTATTCATTATCTGTCATATCTTCAGGTGCTTTTCTTCTCATTGTTTTATCCTTTAATAACTATTTTAAGTTCAGCTTGGCCGTATTCATTTGCTAATATTAACTCTCCAGAAATTATCATCTCTAAAGCTTTAATTGCCATTTCTGGTGTAATACTATTAAGATCAATATTTGCATCAGAATCATCATCATAATAACTTAAATCATCTTCATTCTCATAATTCCCACTCCATTCAGAATTTGAAGTATCTATAGATAAATAACTAAAATCAGGATGATTATATTTTAACATTTTCCAAACAGAATCATGCTCTGCATAATATAAGTTTTTACCTTCTGCTTTAGTAAGACCCAAGTATTCGTTAGACCTTTCTTCATAATGAATACCGTTTGAATTTACTAGTTCTTTATCTACTACCCAATTATAAGATAAAGCAGAAGCAAAACCTGCAATACAACACGTTGTATTGCAATCAAATATGTCTTTACCAAGATCTTCATCTGTTATATTTAACGATGTTACTTGTTCTAAATAAACATCATCATGATTATGATCATTTAAAGATCCTATATAAGTTGACATATTAAAATGAGAATGCTCATTAAATGCAATAGCATCAATTACTTTTTGTATATTTTCTTTATTCATTGGTTTCCCCTTTGCCCCATATGGTGTTTATTTCTTTTTTAATTTCTCTTTTAACAATATTAATGCAGTTATTCTTTTGTAAATAATCTAAAAGCGTATAACTTAATATTTTATTTTCATGTATACAGCAAAAAATTGATGGATTATATTTATTCAATATAGTTATACAACCTTTACCTGCACAAATACCTGAATCTAATTTAGAGACATCAGCCCCGGCTAAAGATAAAGCATTATGTGCGTTTTGCTTTTGTCTTTGTTTTCTTCTTTCAAGATGGGATTTATGTAGTTCTGGATTACTTTTAAGTTTATTCCATTTAATTGTTGCTAATTCACTAGTTGAATAATAAGGATCAACTTGTCTTTGGCCCATAAATTTGATTACTCACTCTCTTGCTAAAGATTCACTATATTCTTGATATGAAGCGTGTATATATTCCCAATATTTATTTAATTCATCTTCTCCAGCTTCAGAAAAATCTGGACCATTTGATATTTTATATTGAAAATCTAAAAGAATATCAGCATAAACATCATCACAATTAATTGCATCCTTAACCATTCCTCGCCAATATGCATTACTCATTGTTATCTCCTTCTGTTGTTTTATATACATCATCTAAGTGGACATCACCTATATCCCAATAAGAATCTACTGAAAGTTTATTATAATCAATTATCACTTCACCATCTTTAACTTTCTGCCTGGCTTCTTCAGGGCTATTTGCTTTAACAATAAACGTATACCCTGTAGATATCCAAGCATTAACTTCATATGTGTCCATAATTAACCCATCTATATTTGCAATAGTTTCATTTACTGGCATTAGATTGGCTTCTAAATTATGAAATAAACATGGTTCAGATGATACTAAAGCTTTAATGAGGTCTTCTACTTGAAGATTTTTATTCATTACGCAGCCTCCAATGCATTATTTGATTTTAAGAAATTTAATACTTTTGACCAATTATTATTCTTAATTGATAGATCAACAAAATCTTTTTCTATTTTACTACTCAACCCTAAACTAGCCAATTCTTTTACATAAGTGACAAGGGCTATGCTATTTGATTGAAAATGTTTTATATCGTTAGTAACAGGATTTCTAACATATAAGAAGTTGCAATCAACACAAGGTATTAATAAACTATAATTACTATTAATAGCTGCTTGAATCAATAACTGTTGCTCACTTTTTACATCTTTCTTTTCTGTAAATTTCTTAGGTGCTTTCTTAGTTGCCATATTTATTTAACCTTTCTAAATAGTAAATCATGGACATAATCTTCGGCCCAACGTCTAATTTCATGATTAGCGCTTTCGCCAACGCATTCTTTTGTTTTAGTTTTGCCGGTATTATTGTCTAGTATCTCTACTTTACAATAAGCACCTTTAAACACTTGTTTTGTATTTTTAGATGAATATTCACCATCTGCTTCATAATAGGAAACTTCAAGATCAAAGTTATCCCAGCCATTAGTCCAGTTAAAAACAATAACATTGACTTCATACCAATCCGAAACTCTAGGTATTTCTAAAGATTTAGTTTTCATCACACTTCCTGTTCTTCATTGTAAGCATCACTCATTTCATTTAATTGATCTTCCCATTCTTCAACGGGATAACGATCATGAATAGTTTGTAGTTGATTTAATAATTTCAAATTCAATTTCCATTTAGGCATTGAATTGTTTAATGCCTCTAAAATTGCTGCATTACCAACATTTCTTTGTTCAAGTCCTCGATGATAATAAGTATCTGAAATTAAACAACCAACAGCACACATTAAACCATCATCAAACTCACCTTTATAAAGACATTCAAGACCATCTTCATCTTGACATTTCCAATTTTGATTAAGTAAATGATTTTTTACATAATTGAATACGTCTTTATCTGTTTCCAACAACTCTAATGTACTCATAAATACTCCTTTATGTATTCTTCTTTCCCATTAATATTGTAATAACTTTCTCTTTCTGCTTGTGCTGCATTTAAATCGTATTCTTTATTTTCCAGCAAAGACCATACTTCATCAATACATTCACCATCAGTCATTAATTCACCTGGATGAGTTAATGCATCTATAATTTTTTCTATAAGGTATTCGTAATCAATCATTTTCATTTCTCTATTGGTAATGTTCCTTATTCTCATTTGATTCCTTCTAACGATAGTTTTTTTATATGCTTTAACAGCTTTAATAATTCGCGCCTATCAACATCTGTTTTTGCTGCGATATGGGCAGTAAATGCTATTTCATTTAAAATACTGTTAATTTGTAATTTCTCTTTTTTATTCATTGCAATCCAATCTCATTACTCTTCTCCTTCTAATTTGTCTTTCAATTCCATATACCAACCCATCATTTTGAAATTAACTGTTTCAAAATCATCGCTGAATGGGAAAGAATCAACCATAGTTTTGTCTTGCATTTTGTCATTACATCTTGTCCAAATATCGCTTAAGTTTGAAGCAGATTTTAGAAAATCACTTACAGCTTTTAAATAAACTTCCTTTTCTATCTCGTATATCTGATCTTCTATTTCATCAGCATCCCCATATCGTTGTTCTTGCTTAGCAAGATACATTTTCTTCTCCAGAGACAAAACCTTTTTCTCTGCAAATGACAAGATATTGTCATCTATTTCCATAAAATACATAGCAACCCTTTCTTAATAAGATTGTTTTAAACTTTGCACGTTACCTGTACTTCTCATTAGCAAAACTTGAACGTTTACCTTCTTTAATTAACTTATTAGTATTTATCTGCGCAACAATAAAAGGAACTCTTTTGCCTAAATTAGTTATAACATAACCGATCTCGTTTTTTTCAACAAAACCATTTTTCTCCATTGTCATAAGCATTTTCCTAACATTGTCTTTTCTCTCAAATTTGTTACTGAAGAATTGAAAAATTTGATCAACAGATACAGTTTCCATTTTCATTCTTTGCTTCATACTCATATACTTTAAAATTGAAGTTTGCTTTCCTTCATATGGTATTTGGCATTTACTAATCTTTTCCATCTCATTCATAAGTTTCCTTTATCATAATTGTCTGGTTTAAAATTAATTGCATTAGTAGTGATATCCATATATGAAATAGCAATAGTGTTTATAAAATTAACTATCTGATATGCTGTCCATTGTTCAAACGGTTCCCAAATAACTAAATCATCACTATTAGGATATGGTCCGTCATTATCTCCAGATAACATCATGTCCAATATTTCGCTACTTGTTTTGTTTCGTGGATACTTTGCAAAAGTTAATCTTATTGCATTCATAGTATGTTCTTCTTTAATTACTTCCAAGTAAGTAGTTTTTCTATTAATCACGATATTTTCACTCCCCTTCTTTTTTTGCAAAAATAATTTCATTACTAACATTATTGGCCCATCTTAAAGCAGCCGATTCACAATCTTCTTGTTTAAATTGTTTTTTCTTTGTTCTGCTGGTAATTTCATCAACAACAATTGCTTGACTTACCATTAATCTATTATGATTGTAAACTTTAACAGTTACGCTTTTCTTATCAAAAGAGTCAGACTTTTGATAGTCATAAACCAATTCCCAATCAATATCGGATAATCTTGTTTCCATTTTATTTACCTTCCAATTCTTTTTGTTTTTGAGCTTCCCATTGTTGATATTCGTGCTTCTTAAGTATTATTTCTGCTTTCAATACACTTACACCTGGAGATGTTCCTTGTGTAAAGTATTTGCTTACTCTTTTAACCCATTCAGTAGTTGATACTGTGCTATGGTTTGTTGATAATCCAATAGTTTCATCAACCATTTCCATAGTCAAATACATTGGCTCTAATGTATCTTCTTCAGTCCATCTTTCCATAAAAGAAGATTTATTGTATTTCTCATATACTTTTGATCTAGCATAGTATTCAGCAGCATTTGCTTTAGTAATAGAACCAAAACCAGCAACTGCTCCCCAAAAGATGAATGTTTTTAATTGAGGTTTAACATCATAATATTGTTCACCAGAACCTTCTGGATTTACTGCTACATAAGCATCATCTAGATTGTCCTTATACTTTTCTATTTTTGAAATATTCCAATTGAGTGACATTTTACATTTCTCCTTTTGAATTTTTAGATAAATCAGCAATATGATTTACTGTTTTTAATACTGATACTTTGTCATACCATTCAGCTTTTGCACTCATAAATGCTTTTGCGTGTCTAATAACTTCCGGCCTGTCTTCATTAAAGATTCTGACCTGAACAATGGCTTCGTTTTTTGACAAAACAATTGCGTATTCATTATCTATTGCGGTTTCAGCTTCCATTGTTCTCCTGTTTTATAGTGATATATTTTGGTATGCTTCAATGTAATCAATTATTTTGTTGATGTCTTCTTCACTTAATGATATATTTTCTCCTTCGTTATCTGTTTTAGAAAAAATTACATTACCGGCAATAACATCATTAGTCTTACCTAAACTCCATAAGAATCCTGTTGCTATATTATTTACAGGTAAGTTATCTAGTTTACCTTCTTCATTACAATACATTACTAAATGACTAGTAATACAAATACCTTCAATCCAACCACCAACGGCTTTCTGAAGATCATCTAATGTAATTTTTTCTTGTTCAATGATTTTCCAAGAATCATCTGTATGCATTACTATTGTTTTCATATTGCCTCTCTTTTTTATTTTTATAGGTTAAAAGCATCAGGAACATTATATTTTTGTGCAATGTGCTAATATAATTTGTTTTACTTTATAAAGACATGAAAGGGGATAAATGTCTTAACCTGATGCTTAGCGTTTCCGATAGGACTTGAACCTATACTCTATTGATTAGAAGTCAATTGCTTTATCCATTAAGCTACGGAAACTGATTTGTTGTATTAATTATTTATAAATTACTTCGCCATCTTTATTAATTAATTCTTTACCGTCAAAATACCATTGGTAGAAAATACCATCTTCACCTTGCCAATTTATATAACTACCTTTTTTAACAAAAGCAGCAATTGAATTAAAGAAGTCATATTCGCTACCGGTTTTATTATCATATGAAAGTGCAATTAAATCACCATAAGGCTCATCAAATATTAGATCAGTAAACCCAAGTTCTTCTAATATCTCAATAAATGATTTACATTTTTCTGGATAATTAGCATCCATCCAACTAAACCATTTAGCTGGATGATAATCTAATCCTTCAGGTCTTGGTGCGTCCATACTAATTCCTTGACTATTCCACCCACCACCATATTTTAAATCATCTCTTTCATTCAGTTTGCACATTGCTTTATAGCAATCATCAAACTTAGATTTACTAATAGTGAAGTTTGTTTCTTTTATCGTTACATAATATCCCATTGGATATCCTTTCTATTTGTTTATTTGAAACCCCAATTACCAAGACCACCATTAGTGTTTTCTAATATGTATTTTGCAACTTTAAGATTGCAATCAACATTTAGTAAACCATCTAGGCTAGTCCCGCATATATCTTTGACTACCGATTTCCAGCAACTATTGACTTGAACTAAACCACGATCTATTGAACCATTTTTGTTTAAAGTCCAAGTTACATTACCTTTTTTATCAAATTTAGCGTTAATAGCTTTCTCATTACAACTGCTTTCTCTATAAGCAATATACGAAAACACCTTGACTGGTAATCCATATTCTTTGAATTTAGATTCCCATTCAGGACATCTTTTATCCAAATCACTTGGTATTTGATCTTTGATACTTTTAGATATGATTTCTTCTTCAACAATTTCAACTGATTTGTCTATATTATCCAATTTGGGATAAATTTTTAAAGATTCATACTTTTCTTCAATTATAAATGGTTCACTTCCATCTGCTAAAGCAGTTGGATTGCTTATAATTGCTAATAAAATAACATAAACGGTTGTAAATAAATACCCGCTAGTCTTTTTGATTATACTCATGTTCCCTCCATTTAGGTAATGTTTTTATGTTTTTTTGAGACATATATATATATCTATTTAGTGAAATACGAAAGCAAATCTACAATTTTTACTAACGATTTTTATTTTTGGCTTATAAATTTTCTCCATTTTTAGCAAGAAGATTAAAAAACTCTTCTGCTTTCTTAGGTGACAACATATCGTGTGTTATTAAATCTTCTCTTGCCATATTGTAAGATAAAGCATAATCTTTAAATGTTTTTTCCATTGTTTGATTACTGGCTTCAGCAATATGATTAAGCAATGAAGAAACGTGAACAATCATAGCAAACAATATACCTGGCATAAAAGCTTTATTTGAATATTCCTTTTCGCTATAAGAATCAATCAACTTAAAGAATACCAGCATATCATTAGACAGGTATGCTGAAATCATTTCTATTGCATAGTCTGTAAATAGTTCTTCATTTATATCTATCATAAAATTTCCTTTATTAATAATATCATCATTCTGTTTCTTCTTCAAGAAGAATATTGTTAGCATCAATTATATCAGGTGGGGCTTCTCCTTTAGCAACCAAATCATTATGGTATCCTATATTTTTTGTAATCTCTCTTACTGAAACAGAATACGGATTAAAGAAATATTCTTTAAAAACCCCAGGTTCTTTACTTTCTATTGAGTATTCAAATATTCTTGCGTGCCAATTATCTGGTTTAAATCCCATTTGTCTTTCGCAAATTCTATTCGCTATACTAACAGCTTCAGTTACAGTCCCAACATCATCTACTCTAATAGCATAACGATATTCAACAATATAATAATTATTAAATTTTGGCATTACTTAATTCCTGAACCCATTGCTAATAGTAAAAGCAATGGAACAATAATAAAAAATGGGAACATTATTATTACTGCTACACTAATTGCTAATCCGGTTATTACATAAAATGACATATGACTCCTTTGTATTTATTTTGTTGAAATTAAACTTTCCATAACTGCTTCTTTACCAATGTTAACGTAAAATTCTTCACCATTTTCAGATACAGAAAGAACTCCATTTTTTTCCAAGATTTCATCTTTGATGTGTAACATATAAACAAGTTCACCAAATTTTGCAATGTGCGAACCTAAAGCTTTAGAATATTCTATGCTGTAACTCAATGTCTTTAACTTAATAATTTCTGCAGCTTTGAATTTAATTATCCCATCACAACAAATGCCTATTGGTTTGTTATAGAACCTACACATTAATTTACTAATCCTATCATCTGCTAATGCTCTAAACTCTCTATATGAAGAATCAGTAACTTCACTAGATAGATGATCATATTCATGAATAATTGTTCCAACAATACTTTCAATTGTAGAAGATTCTGCGTGTTTTTTCTCAATTAATATTTGAACAGTTTTATCATCAGCAAGATTTATCACTTGCCCGTAAATATAGTTTTGGGTTTTTGACGAGAAAACAACAATTGGATTTACTAAATCTTCTAATCCAGGTTCAAAATATTTTGCTATTTCAATAGCCTGAATTAGATTTGGATATTTTGAGATATCTTCATCAATGCTATATTCAATTTTTTCACCTAATTTATCAATAGCAGTCATTACTCCACTTTTAGACAAAAGATTATATAAACCCTGAGTTTGTACGCTTACTGGATTATATCCATGTTCTTTAATTGTAAAGTTAATACCATCAATTATTTGAAGTGCTGGGTTAAGGATTACTGAATTCTCTGGATAGATAGAATAAAACGCTTCAGACCACGATTTATCAAAATCATATATACTCCACTTGCCATCACTTATGTCTTTAAATTCATAATAATTGCTGTTGCTCATAGCATTTTTAATAATTTGTTTCTGCAAATTTTTGTCTTTGATTTTACTGTACAATTCAGCAATATCATATTCATTCGTCCAAAGACTCTTGATGCTTCTTTCTTCATTTAGCTGAGCATCATTCATTTCGTAATCAAACATGGAATTAATAGATTCATCTTTATGGACTAAGACTGTTTTACAGAATACTCTAAATCCTTCAGATTTCTTTTCTAATATAGAACCACCACGATACGA